CTACCCCACCACCCGCAGCGCCGCCGCATACCGGCGCCGGACATCCTCCAGCCCGTTCAGCCCGCCATTGATCGCCCGCCGCCACCCCTCGATATCCCCGGCATCGGCGAGCGCGTTGCAACCCTTCCACGATGCCCAGGCCCAGCAGGCGACGGCCGCCGCGCAGTTCGGCTGCGCGGCCAGGTCGGGGTGCTGCACCAGCGGCAGGCCGCAGGCATCCGTGGCGAGGCGGTAGGCGTCCCGGCCGGTGATCTGGATCAGGCCCCTGCCGCGATAGGACCATCCATCGCCGCTGCCCTCCACGCCGTTCCCCATCCGGCCGCCATAGGCGCGCTCGGCGATCGCGCGCTGGTCGGCCGAATGGTCCGACCCGCGTCCCATCCGCTCCGCATCAGCCGCGGAGAACCGCGCCGGCCAGGTCTGGCGCAGCCCGGCCGCGGAATAGTTCAAGTTCTCCACCAACCGCGCTCCGCCATCCGATTCATGCCCGATCGTCGCCGCGAAGGCAGCGGCGCGCCGGCCGGCCGTGATCTCCCACCGCCTGGCCGGGCCGGCGATGTGCTGCGCCCACATATCGGGCTGCGTAAAGCCGGCGGCGCGCAGGATGGCCAGCCAGTTCGGTTCGCCAGCCGCGAGCACGGGGATGTCCTGTCTTGCTGCATCCATGGATGCAGGGACTTGCGACATCGGCCCCTCCGCCACCACCGCACCAGGCGGCCGGGCGAACAGTTTGGCAAACCAGCTCGCGATGGCACTCATGGCGTCACGATCTCCCTGACGTGCGAAAGCCGCGACCGGCAGTCCTCGCCGGCCTCGACCGAATCCAGAATCCACCCCGCCAGCGTCGGATCATCGGTGGCCTCGGGCACCGGTGGCTGAGGCCGACAGACCAGCAGCGTCGGCGGCACCACCACCGGCGGCGCCCTGGACGCGCAGCCCGTCCAGAGCGGCGCGAATGGCAGGAGCATCAGCACAGGCGCGGCTCGACGGCGCGGCATCGACGGCCCTCCGAATGGGTTGGAATCGGGCGACGCGGGCGGCGGTCTCGGCGGCCGAGGCCTCGAGCGCCTGGATGGCCCTGTCGCGGCCGACGACGGCGGCTTCGGCCGCGACGGCGCGCAGCTCGGCCGCCTCGCGCCGCGCGGCCTCGACCCGCCAGGCGGCGCCCAGCACCAGCAGGGCGCCGCCGAGGGCGAGCCAGCGGGCGACGGGGGAGAGGAGGAAGGCGGGCATCAGCACTGCGTCGCCACGCCATCGCGCAGCCATCCATGCCAGATACCCACCGCGTTGACGGACGGGCTCAGCGTTGGCGCCGCATCCGTCCCGGAGAACGCCCACGTCGCGCCATTGGCCGGCCGCTGCGGCGCGATAGGTATGGAGATCGGGCAGCCGCAATCGAGCGGCCAAAACACCACCCACTTGATGCTGCCGTCGTCACGCCGGCGGTAGGCGAACTCACCGCGCTCAATTTCGTCAGGGTTGCCAGCGTGAAAGACTAGAGGGGACATCACCCCCTCCCCGCCATCACCCGCGCCAGGTGGCCGCCGCACATGGCTTCCAGCGTCGCCTCGGGGACATCGAGGCGCGCCAGCGCCTTCGGCAGGTTCCGACGGCAATAGTCGACCATGTCGGCGATCGCCTGGTCCTGCTGCGTGCCCGCCTCGATCGCCACCATCGCGGCCTCGGCGGCATTGCCGATGGCAAAGCGCAGGCGCGTGGCGTCGCTGCCGTCGATGTAGACGCGCGCCCAGGTCACCAGCAGCGGCAACCGGGCAATGAGCAGGCCGACCAGCGCGGTGAACACGCCAGCAGCCGCCGTCACCGCCGCATTGGCGATGGGCGAGATGTCCATGATGGATCTCCGGTGTTGAATGCCGACGCCGCCGGCGGGGTTCAGCGGGCCGTTACGGCCCCTTGCGTAGATGCCAGAGCACCCCGAAGCCGATCAGGGCCATCAGGCCGAGCACCATGGTGTTGGCGATGGAGGTGAACATCGTGCGCTTCACGGCGCGCCAATCAGCCATCACCTGACGCAGGTCGCGCACGTCATTCGCGGCTTCGGAATCATGCAGCCCGATTGCGGCAAGCGCGCGCTTTGCGCCGTCCTCCGCCGCCTGGTCCAGCATGGCGCGCAACTCCTGCGCCTCCATGACCAACTGCTTGCGATCATGCATTGCCCGCCCATCCTGCGCTGGCACTGCTACGACGCATGCCGCAGATCGAGACGCAGCGCCGCCGCCAAATGCTCGCAATCGTCCATCTCGCCCCCTCCGGCGCGCATGCGCGCGATTCTTGCGTGGTCATCAGGAAGTTCCAGCGGCAGCAGCAGCCCGGGCAGGTGGTCGTCACCGCTTCCGCTTCGGCGTTCGCGGATGACGGGCCCCACGCCTAGATCGAGATGGAATGCCGGCGAGCCATGTACGCCTTCACGGCGTCATAGACGGACGTCTGCTCTTCCCCGGACAGCGCGCGGCTGTAGATGGCCGCGAACGACAGATCGAGCGGGACGGCCGTGCCCAGGTAGCCGGCGCCGATGCGGAAGGTGCGCGACGGGTTCGGGTACACGGCTTCGGTCTGCGCCGTGGTGCCGGACGTGCCGTTGGTGATGTTGGAAACGGTCAGCCCAACGCCGCCCTTGTGCGTTGCCGTGAAGAAGCGCCACGTCGTGCCATCGGCGACACCTGGCGACAGGGCCTGCTTGAAAGTGGACACCCCCGCCACCGAATAGGCGCCGATCGCACCCATGCGCGCACCTGGCGACGCACCCGAAGCGCCGTAGAACAGCGCCGGTCCCGTCAGGCCACCGCCATACCCGCTGATGCACCAGGCGGAGGCACTGCCGAACGAAAAGTCCGCAGGCATTTTCACCGCCGCCAACAGCGTGCAGTCGCCATTGTCCGGCACGGAGGTCTGCAGGTAGCCCGAGAGATCGCAGGTGAGGAATGCCGCATTGACGACAGGAGCCCCGGAAACCAGCGCGTCGGCGCCGCCCGGCGCCAGGTTGCGCGCGCTCTGCGCAAGGCTTCCGCCCAGGTAGTGCCACGACTGCAAGGCATCGGAGACGGGCGGCATGAACCCCACCGGATTGGCAGCAAAGTCGGCACCGGAGACACGAATGATGGTGGCCATGTACGGCTCCTCAGCTGTCGATAACGGGGAGGTCGAAGGCGAGGCACCAGTTGGCGAGCGGGTATGGCTGGCCAACAAGCGCCGGAATGTCCGCGGCGGCGTACTGCCCGGTGCCCGCCGAATATTCGTAGGTGAAGAAGGATCGCGCCGGGTTGGAGTCGCGCAGACAGCCGTTACCGTTGAAGGTCGCCTTGCCCGCATAGCGAAGATGCGCCGTCCCGACCGGATCACGCGCGAGGGTGATCCTGACCATGGTGTCAGCGACGATTTCGACCGCCGTGATCGCGTTGTCGCCGCTGTTGTCACGAACAACAAAACCCTTGGTGGGATAGTCAGTCGCCGTCGTCGTCACGAACGGCATGCCCCACACCAGCGGCGGTTCGGGCACATGGAAGTCGATCAGCACTTCGCGGCCGCGCTTCGTCAGGCTGGTAGGGTGCAATGGACGCCAGCCTTGGCCCTGCACCAAGATCTTCCCAAGCGCCTGGCCGAAATACTCGCCGTCCCAGCGGTAACCGTTCGGGTCCAGGTGGCCGCCCTTGTCCGTGACCGCATAGACGGGCGCGGCGAGGAAGAAGTCAGGCTCCTCCAGCATCAGTTCGAATTGCGCCATGCCCACCGCCAGGTTGAGCGCATCGTTCGAATAGGACCCGCCGGTCTGATAGGTCATGAAGATGAAGGGCTTGTCCTGCCCGGCCACCCCCACCTGCATGTCGGCCCGCAGATCGGCGATGATCTGCTTGAGCCCAGCCTTGTACCCTTCCTTCGTGGTGCCGTCGGCATAGTCCTGCTCGCCTTGCAGCCAGATTACTGCCGGAATGCAATAGGTGCCGCCCAGCGCCAGAGCCTTGGCCCGGACCTTCGCCGCGCAGTCGACGATGCGGGAATGCCAGGCCGAAGGCTTGCTCAGCTCGGCGAGGGACTTGCCGCCGCTGCCGGTCGCTGAGGCGACGAACAGCCGGTCCGGGTCATCCTCGACCGCGCGGGCATTGTTCCAGGCTCGGCGCAGCGAGATCAGCGCTGCTTCCAGCGGTGTCTCGCCTGCCTCACCGGAACCCGGCGTCAACGCCGCCTGCTCGACAGGCGTCAATATCGCGCTGTTCAGCAGGTTGGTGACCGTTGCGACCAGCGGAGAGAAGGCATCCGATCCGTATGGGGTCCAGACAGAGGTCCCGGCCGAGCCGTTGGAGCGGATGCTGAGGCCATGTGAGAGCACGCCGGCAAAGGGTGCCGTGACGGTCAACGCAGGCCATCCCTCCTGGCCGATGCTGAGGCTTTGGCCATAGGAGATGAAATGGTTGTAGGTGGCGGTCGGGCGCTGGCCGGTGAAGTTCGTGTTGCGCGCCACCTGTGCGGCGCGAGCAAGGTTCGCGGCATTGCGGGCCTGAATTTCCGTGTCGCTGTACGCGCCGCCGGCCCCTGGGTCAGTACTGCCGCCACCCAAGCCCGTGCCGATCGCGGTGCCATCGGGCCGCAGAGCGAAGCCGATAAAGCCTTCGGCATCCACCCACGCCACAGCAACATCGTCGCGCGCCATGGTCGAGAAGGTCAGACCGCCGATACCGTCGCCGGCGTTGTAGAACAGGTCGCCCGCAGGCGTGCGCAGCTCGACGCCGCCGGCATCTGTCGGGCCAATCCGCAGTCCGGCGATCTGTGCTGTTCCGTCCGTCAGCAGCGCCATGCCTGCAAAGCCGTCGCCATCGGCAACGGCCCATTGGATACCCGGTGGTGCCGCGACGTGCTCCTGGTCAGCAACCTGCACGCCATCGCCCGTCAGCTTGACCGAGAAGCCCACGCCATCATGGCGGAGCAATTCGACGGAGGCGTCGTCATTCCTGCGCAGCGCCGCGCCGGCGACCCGAAATTCCTTCGCGTCGCCAGTGAGTTCCAGGGCCGTATTGCCCGTGTCATCGACGACGGCCAGCGCAATGGTCTGTTCGGTAGGGTCACCCCGGATGCTGTCCGCCGTGGCGATCGCGCGATCGGCGGCGGCGTTGGCATCCTGCGCCGCGGTCAGCGCCGTCGAAGCAGCCGGCACCGCCGCGGCTTCCGCCGCAGCAGCCGCCACCTCTGACGCCTGCGCCGCGCTCGCCGCCGCCTCAGCCGCGTCCTTGCCCTCGGTGATCTTCGCCGCCGGCAGCACGATAGTGACCCATTTGACGCCAGCCCCGAAGGAGATGCGGCCGCCCGTGCTGCTATCCTGCAGGTCGCCGCGGGCGACCTGGTCAACGCCGACACGCGTCGCCCGGGTCACCTCCCAGGCGCCGGTGAGCGGGTCCTCAATACTGATGTCCGTCGTGTCGCCTATGGCGATGCCGGCATCATCAAGGGTCTGATAGCCAGCCGGAGACTGGCCAAGCACAAGCTGCCCGGTGCCGACACTGAGCGTGGCGTGCCTCACCCGGTCCGCATAGCGAAGAACCATGATGCGATCCTTGGAACGGTATTGATGCGGATGGACGAGGCGCACAGGCACAGCGCAGCGCAGCCGCCTCACATAAGGCGGCCACGCGGCCAGAGCGGCGCGTCGCGAAGGAAGGAGAGAGGTTCGGCGGGCGGTCAGCCCGGGGCGTTTGGCCAGGTCACCTCGGCCGGGAAGCCAGGCTGTTCAGGCACGTCACGCAAGGCGGCGCGATAGGCGGCCCAGGCCGCGCGCGCCTCGGTCGTCAGCGGCGCATCGGCCCCCTGCGTCCAGTCACAGGCGGCGAGCCTGGCATTGCGGCGCGCCCGCTGCTGGTCGGCGGTCAGCGGCGGTGCGGCCGGCGGGTCGCACGCCACTAGCGCCGTCCCGTCCCAGCGCTGCCGCTCGGTGTCGGCGATCCAGGCGGACCAGGTCTCGACGGAGATCTCGATCGCCTCGGCAGGGATGGTGGCGTGCAGCTGCGGATCGTAGAAGCCGGTCGCCCGGCCTGCCGCATTGATCGTCGCGTACATGGTGGGTTCCTGCTGCTCAGACACCGAGGGCAATCCAGCGCCAGCCAAAGGTCCGGACCTCACTGCCCTCGGTGAGGGTCGATCCCGCGTAAAGATCGACGCCGCCCGCGCTCAGCGGCCCGGTCCCCGCCGCCATATCCAGCAGTCCCGCGCTGTCAAATCCTTCGATAGTCGGGATCACGGCGAAGCAGGCGGCCGGGAAGGTCAGGGGAAATACGACGCTGGCCGAGGCTGAGATTGACCGCGTGGCAGCCCCGACGAAGCCCCATTGAATGATCAGCCCGCCCGGGAAGATCTTGTAACCTACGCCCGTCAGGGCATTCGTACCGTCGACATAGGCCCAGGTGGCGCGCGTCGCGACCTGACCGTCGACATAGGTATAAGTGGCGCGCGTCGCGACCTGACCGTCGACATAGGACTTCTGTGCAGCATGGCCGAGGGCGGTCGGGTCGCCCACCAGCGTCAGCTGCCCGGTCATGGTGTCGCCGGCCTTGGCAACGCGGGCGTCGACATAACCCTTGCGCGCGGCGTGGTTTGCGGCGGTCGGGTCGCCCACCAGCGTCAGCTGCCCGGTCATGGTGTCGCCGGCGGCGGCGATGAACAGGGCGTTCAGCGCCTGCAGCATTTGGGTCAGGTCGGAAGCGCTCGGCGTGATGCCGGCCGCGGTCAGGATCGCCTTGATCTCCGCCCAGAGCCCGTTGAAGAACTCGTACCCCGGAATCGTCGGGAGGGTGCCCGTTTGCGGATCTCCGCCCGTGCACCAGCCAGCCGGCCCCGGCGTGGCCGGCGGCGCCGGCATGACCGCGACTGCGCTGGCGCGCGTGAATCCCTGCATCATGCCACCTTTGTCAGCCTGAAGGTTTGGACGTGCCGTTCCCCCGCCGTGACCGCAGCCGCGGGCCACACGAAGGTCAATCCGAAGCCACCGGCTGCGTAGGCAGTGGCTTCGTAGAACGTGCCGGCGACGTTGACGGTCCCGGCCCTGACGAGCATGTCGTAGGTGCCGTCAGGCATGGCGAAGGTCAGCTGTTCGGATTCGCCCGGCTCGACCAGCAGCCCGATCAGGCCATGTTGCGGAATGTTGTTGATCCGCTCGACCAGGTCGGCGATCGGCACCGTGGTCGTCAGCGGCGTCAGTGACCCGACGCGGAGCGTCGGGAAGCCGATGTCGATGTCGATGTCGAATACCCGTCCCGCGGCGTTCCCCGACATGATGCCGGCACGCGCAAAGACGATGTCAGCGGCGGCCATATTGCGGGCTTGCACGAACGGACCGCTCCCGAAGGTCCGCACCGCCGCGTCCGCGATGGTGGTGGAATAGTTGCCGGTGACTGTCCCGCCCGCATTGACCCCGGTGCAGCGATGCCGGAAATCGACCACGCTGTGGGTGCCGCCGAGGCGCGCGATCTCGAAGTGGATGGTGCCGCAAACGTCGGTACCGGTTGGTGCCGATGCGCTGTCGAATGGCTGGAAATGGATGATGGGGAAGCCACCGCCGCTCGACGTCCCCTGCAGGCGCCAACGCGTGTACGGGATACCGTCCCGCACCCCGCTGGACAGGTAAACCGGCGTGATGCCCGAACCAGCGGCGACCGACCAACCGTCAGGCGGCGTCGGCGCTCCGGTGCCATCCGCCCACGGATTCGGAATTATGTTGTAGGGCAGCGCCGGGTTGTAATCGAAGCGCGCGACATCGGCCGCGGCGGACTGCAACTGGCCCCGATAGTCGTGGTACGGCGCGCTGCCCGGCCGCCGCAGCGTGGCGCCAACCTGCAGGCCGTTGAAGAGGCTCCACAGCCACCGATACGGCGCGAAGATCGGCACCGTATGCGCCGGCGCGATGCGCTGCACCGCGCAGGCATAGGAAAGCCCCTGGCCGATGGGCGAGTAGATCGACCACGCGAAGGCCCACGGCTGGTCGTAGAGCGGGTATTCGCAATGGTCCTCGCAGGTGTGCGGGCGGTGCTCGGTGATCGAGGCCGTCACGCCATAGCCGGCGATGATCTGGGCGATGGTGGGCAGGGTTGGCGTACGGCCCTCGATGATCTTCGCCAGCAGTACGCTGCGGCGCGCGGCCTTGTCCGTGACCGCCGGGTTGCACAGGTCCGGCAGGCCGTAGGCGCGCTCCCAATCCTCGAGCATTTCATCGGTCAGCGCCGGGTCGCTCTCGACCTCGGAAAGATCGGCGGTGCGTTCGTGTTGGCGCGCCTGCCCGGCGGCGATGGCAGACAGCAGCTTCGTCAGCAGCGCTTCCGGGTCTCGCGGCCAGGCCGCGCCGCGCGGCAACAGCGCCTGCAACCCCGCCAGGAAGTCGTCCTCGCCCAGCCCCGCGATCGTCATGCGAAGGTCACCGTGCCGAGTGTGGCCAGCGCGCCGGCCGACTGCGTCACGTCAGCCGATGGCACGGTCATGGTGTGCCAGCTCTCCCCGGCGGCGCGGGCGATGGCCTCGATCAGGCGCGAGCGATGGATGATGCCGGCCGGCGCCGCATCCCGGCGGATCTGCGCGGCGAGTTCTGTGGCGATGGCGGCGCGCACCGCGGCGCTGTCGGGGTTCAGGCCGGTGATGGTGACGTTGATCGGCGCCGGTGTCGGCGAGAAGACCACGCAATTGGCGGTGACGGGCCGCACCGCGTCGATATGCGCCTGGACGATCGCGACGTCGCCGGGTTCCGGGAAGATGTCCTCACGGTCATCCATCACGAAAGCGACGTCCACCGTGCCGGGGCCGCGATTGAGCGGCAGGCACCAGGCGCGCGTGACGCCGGTGATCTCCAGCGCCCAGGCGACATAGTCGGTGGCCGACCCACCCGTCGGCGGCGCCGACAGCCGCGCGCGCAGGCGGTCTCGCAACGCCGTGTCCGATTCCTCCGGCCCGCCGCCGGTCAGGCCAGCCAAGCCGACCGTCGCGGTGCCGGTGACGCCCGGGATGGCGGTGACGAAGGTCAGGCTGGCGCCGGCCTCCAGGCCGCCATCGGCGCCCGGCGTGGCGGCCAGCACCGAAAGCTCCGCCGTGCCGCTGGCGATGGTCGCCAGGGCCGCGACGGCATAAACCACGCCATCGCTGCGCGTGAGCGTGACGCCAGCGGCGATGTCCGTGCCGTTGGTGCCGGTTGCCGTCACCAGCCCGCCGGCGGCCGTGGCCGGCTTGCGCGCCAGGCCGACGATGCGGCACCAGCGGTCGAGATACACGCCCTCGGCGGTGTCCGGAATGACCTGGCGGGCGATGTGGTCGAGGTAGCCATACTGGTGATGCGCCAGGGCCGCGAAGGCTTCAGCCAGCACCATGGCGAGCGCCCGCCGCAGTGCCGCGTCCGTGCCCGTCAGGCGCGCGGCCATGTCCGCACGCGCCTGCACGCGCAGGGCCGAAAGGGTCGGGCGTTCGAAGCTCACCGGGCGGCCTCCGCGTTCCACTGCACTGAAAATTCCTCGCGCGCCGTGCGGCCCCCGCTGCGACGATCGATGCCGACGAGCAGGTGCAGCTGGTCGTCCCGGTCCCCGGCCCAGCTGGCGGTGACGTCAACCGCCGCGGCGACGCCATCCGTCAGCATCCAGGCCAGTGCATCGCGGGCGTAGATCTCGGCGCGGCGACGCGTCTCCTCGGTGCGCTTCGCCCGAGCGAGCAGCCACAGGCGGGAGCCGACCGGGTCGGCCGCGACGCCTTCCACCGGCATGTCGCCCCACCAGCCGCGGCGGTCGTCGGTACCATCCGGGATCTCGTCATCCGCGCGGGCCAGCGCGTCGGAGAACAGGCTGATCAGCACGGCGGTGCGCAGCCCGGCATCGGCCACCAGGTCGCCCTTGGCGACGGCGACGTCGGCGCGCGCCAGCAGCGGGTTCCAGATGAGGGCGATGTCGGTCATGACGGGCCCGCCGTGTTGCTGCCGCCGGGATCGACGCCGCCATGGACGTGGGTGTTGAGGTTCACGCCCGGCCCGGTCAGGGTCAACGTGCCCGACACATCCATGTCGCCGGTCACGATGACCTTCGGCGCGGTGACCTCGACATCCCCGGCGCTGACGATGGTGACCTTCAGCGCGCCGGAGATGGTCACTCCCTCCCCGTTCATCACCACCATCTGGCCGCGCTTGTCGCGCTGGACGATGTCGCCGGGGACAAGGCCTTCGGCGCGCAGCCCAGCCGTGTCGCCCTGCAGGGCCACCAAATGGTCGGGCCCGCCGACCTGCAGCACCAGCACATCCGCCCCGGCTTCCGGCACCGCCGTCATGCCCATGGGCAGTAGCAGTTCGACCCGCGTGCGCGTCTCGCCATCGGCCATCTCGACCTCAGCGAGCACGCGCCCGCCCCGGACGCGTGCGGAGCGCACCCGGCCGCGCGAGATCATCTGCGTCATGAGGGCAGCCTTCCGGAATTGGCGATGATGTCGTTGTAGGAACCACGAGCGCCTCCGCGACCCGTGCGGGCCGGCTTCAGCGGTTCGGGCAGCAGCGCTTCCTTGGGCGTCAGCACCAGCTTCGTGCGGCGGCCGCCCTGCCCCAGGGTGAATTCCGTGCCGATCACCAGCAGGTCGTGATCCAGCCGCAGCCAATCCGCCTGGATTTTCACCAGTTCATTCAGCCGCCACAGCGCACCATCGGCCTTGCGCCAGCCCTGCACGGTCGCGTCCACCTGCAGGGACTTCGCCCGTGCCGTCGCCGCCGCCCACACCGCGCGCTGCTGCGCGAAGGCGGTGTCCCCGGCCCCTTCGGCGCGAAAGATCTTCGGGCGGTAGCGCGGCACGTCCGGGTCGGTCGCGACGCCGGTGACGGATACCTGCACGCCGGCGTTCGGCTGTTCGGCTTCCTCCGAATCCTCCGCGTCGCCGTCGCCATCACGGGAGACGGCGGCGCCGGTCTGCCGCTGCGTCATCGAGACATAGCGGCTGAAGCGCTTCGAGACATCGATGCGGGCCGAAGCGGCGAGCAGGTTGCGCCCGAGCTCGAGGCTGCCGGCCGCGCGCCGCTCCCCCGCGCGCGTCAGCACGAGGCGACCCTGTTCATCATCATGGCAGATCACGCCGCGCAGCCGGCCTAGCCGCTCGATGGTGGCCCAGGCGGTGTCGGTCTTTTCCTTCGCCTCCACGCCGAAGGGCGCGCCGTCCGGCGCTTCGGTCACCACATCGATGCCGAAGGGCTGCGCGAGGGCGCGGGCGATGGCGGGCAGCGTGCTGCCGCGAAATTCGGTGCCGCGCAGTTCGGGCGTGCAGTCCACCAGGTCACAGGTCCTGCTGCGGCCACGGATGCGCACGCGGTGCGTCTTGGCATCGGTCTCGGGCTCGACGACATCGACATAGCCCTTCAGCACCGGGTCCCCGCCGAGGCGGATTTCGGTCTCGGCGAAGGGCAGGATGCGCCATGCCTCGGTGCGGCCGGGCCAGCGTTCCGAGACGGTGAGGTCGAAGTCGCCCGCCGCGCGGTCCATGGAACGGGTGACGCGGAATTCGGTCCAGCCGGCATAGATGCTGCCGCCGATGAGGAGTTCGACGGCGTCGGTCACGGCCGCAACATCCTCCCCTGCCCCGGCATGAACAGCGGGTGCGGCACCGCATTCAGCGTCACCAGTGCATCGGCCTGCCCGGCCTCCGCATACAGCCGCTGCGAAAGCGCCAGTGCCGGCAGCACGCCCGGCAGGGCATACGCGGCGATGCGCGGCAGTTGCGCGGCGCGGTCGGTCAGGTCCGCATGGACCGCCGCGGCCAGCGCCCGCCAGCCGACATACAGCGCGTCCTGCCCCGCATCGGCCGCCGCATCCCCGCGCGCCTGGATCAGATCGAGCAGGTCATCCCGCGCGGTCAGCGCCGCATCGGCGCTCGGCCAGGCCGAGAGCGAGGCCGCCTGCGCCGCCGCCAGCGTCGCCGCGTCCATCGCCACGCCATGGGCCGAGGCCAGCGCCGCCTGTTCCGTCGCATCGGCGCTGGCGGGCTGCGCCAGGCCGGCGGCGGTCACCAACACGCGGAAGGGTTCGGCGGCCGGTTCGGCGTCGCTGCGGCTGGCGATGGCCACGCCATCATCCAGCACCGCGACCGGCAGCAGGTCCGCATCGACCACGGCGAGATAGGGCGCGGTCAGCGCATCGGCCGCGCTCACCGGGTCGGTGAAGGGGTCGGCGGCGAGGTCGCCGATGGCATCGATGATGCCGGTCACCTCGTACAGCGGCAGGGCCAGCAGCCCGTCCGTCAGGTCCGAGACCAGATCCCCGGCGAAGCCCAGCACCACGCCCTGCGCGAAGCCCAGCAGGTCCCCGCGCGCGGCGGTGACGATGGCATAGGCGGTCTTGGCCAGGGTCAGCACGCGCTTGGCGGTTGAAACCACCTGGCCCAGCGTGTCGTTGCGCTCGGTCGGGCTCGCTTCCTCGCCGGCGTCGACGAAGACGAGGTCGAAGGTGCAGACGCGGCCTTCCTTCATGCTCTCGCGGTACGAGATGGTTAGGCACCGCGCCTGTTTCTCCCCGAGGTAGGGATGGACCAGCGTGCCCTTGTCGCCGCTGTCCTGGCAGGCAGCGACCAGCGCGTCCCGCGCCGTGAAGTAATCATCGCCGATGACGAATCCGGTGATGCGCCAGCGCGCCGTGGCCCGGCCGAGATCCTCGGTGAAGCCGGTGTCGCGCAGCGGGAATTCATGTTCCGCGACGCGCCGACCGCCATCGGCGTTGTGGTCGGCCACCAGGAAGCCGGCGCCACGGAAGGAGGCCGGGCGCAGGCCGGCGCGCCAGCCGCCGCCGGAGGTGCCGGCGGCCAGCACGCCGCTGGCGAGGCTCTGGGCGCGGCCGAGCAGGTCCGACATCAGATGGCGCCCATGGTGGCATAGCCGACGTCGAGTTCCGGCGACTGCACGCCGGTGCCGCGCGTTTCAGCCTGGACGCGCGCACCCTGCGGCACGTTGTCGAAGGTCATGTGCAGCCGCACCTCGCCTTGTGGCGGGGATGCCGCGGCGCCGCCACTCGATTGCTGGCGATACAGCGGCTGGAGCGGCGCCCGGCTGCCCTGGCGCTGGAAGGCCGGCTCGCCGGTGTCGGGGTCGAGCGCCGGACCGTCATAGAAGCCGCCGAGGGCGCCCCGCCCGCCGAAGTTCTGCGCGCGTTCCGCCTGCGCCTCCGGGCTGAAGGCCGGGTTGGTGCCGCCGCCCGGCAGGAGGGAGGCCAGCGCCTCCGCCCCCGCGATCACCGCCCGCACGATGGGGCCGATCAGCGCCCAGCCGGCGGTGAACGCCGAGGCGATGCCCGACCATAGGCCGCTGAAGAAGCCCTCGAGCGGTTCCCACACCGCCATGATGCCGCGGGCGATGGCCGCGAAGACGCGCTGCGTTTCCTGCATCTGCTCGGAATTGACGAAGCGGTCCCAGCCGGCGGTGATTCCCTCCCAGATGCCCTGGAAGAAGCCGACGATGCCGTCCCAGTGCAGGTAGATCAGCGCCGCCGCGGCGGCGATGGCGGCGACCGCCGCGCCGATGGGGTTGGTCAGCAGTGCCGCGGTCAGGGTGGTGATGGCGAGCAGCAGCGGGCCGGTGATGACGGCGACGACGCCAATGATCACCCCGCGCCAGCCGTCGATGGCGTTGAAGACGCGCTCGGCGACGGTGAGGAACTGCGCCAGGCCCTCGCGCACCTGGCCGAAGTCGATCTGCCGGAGCCAGCCGACGACGCCCTCGATCCAGCCCGTCACGTTGGTGGCAATCAGGTCGCGGTTGGAGGCGACCCAGGTGGCAAGCTGCGAGAATAGCGGCGCCAGCACGGGGGCGAGTTGCACGGCGATGGCGTCGCGCACGCCGAGCAGGCTGTGATGCACCTCATTCATGCCATCCCCGACGGCGTCGAGCGCCTCGACGCTACTGCCAGTGATCTGCCCGTTGAGTTCCCGCCAGCGCTGCTGCTGCTCGCCCAGTGCCGCCGTGCCTTGCGCCAGCACCGCGATCAACGGGCCGCCGGCGCGACCGAAGGCGGTCATGGCGATGCGGGTGCGCACCGCGCCGTTCTCGTTGCGCTGCATCGCCTGCGCGAGCTGCGGCAGGATGGCCGCCGCCGAGCGGACATGCCCGTTGCTGTCCCGCACGCTGATCCCGAGGCGGCTGAACAGTCCGGCGAGTTCCCGGTTCTTGCCGGCCGCGACATCGGCGATGCCGCGGTTGAGCCGTTCCATGGCGCCGGTGAACTGCTCGCCGCTCACCCCGCCCTGCTCGAAGGCGAATCCGAGGGACTGGATATCCTCGACCGACATGCCGAGCCGGCCCGACAGGTCCGCCAGGGCACCGCCGGCCTCGACCGCCGCATTCATGCTGGAGACGAGGCCAATGCCGACCGCCGTTGCCGCGCCGGCCGTGATCGCCCCCCAGCGCGCCGCCGAACCGGCCAGCGCCGCGAAACTGCGCTGCACGCCGAGCGCCGAAGCGCTGATCCGCTGCATGCCGGACATGCCGGCGATAGCACGCAGGCGCGTGGCGATGACGGCGAGCGGGCCGCCGGTGCGGTCGAGCACCGAGATGACCGCTTCGAACCGCCGGCTGGTGGTGCCGCTCATGCGTGGGTTCCTTGCGGTTGGGCGCGCGGGTGCGGCTCACGCCTGGCGGAAGGCCAGGGAGTGCCATGCGGGCTGTGGTGTCGGTGAAGGAGCGCCGCTACGGGCGACAGCAGCAGGCCAACGGCGAGGCGCCTACGGCTTCCGCGCCTTCATGATCCGCCGTGCATGTTCGTGGTGCCGCCGCATGTCTTCGAGGTCGAGCGCCATCACATAGGCGATGTCGCCCCAGAAATGGGCGAGGTCGAAATAGGCGTCGATCACGCCGTCGGGGTCGCCGAATCCCCCGCCTGCACCCCGAAAAAACCCAGAACGACACCCATCGCGGCGAAGAAGTCGACCGGCGAAAGCTTGTCCACCGCCGAGGGCGGGATGCCGGCGAGGTTCGCGATGTAGCGATGCACCACCGCCGCGTCGGTGATGATGCTTTCGTCGCTGGAGCTCATGCGGAACGGCATGCCGGTGACCCGGATGTCCTTGCCGTTCGGCGCGCGCAGCGACAATTCGGTCAGGGTGTCGCCATGTGCCTCGATCGGCGTCGTCAGATGAACCGTCCCGGTCATCGGTCAAAGCTCCCTGCACGTCAGGCCGAAGAAGGTGATGGAGACATCGCCCTCATCCCCATTCAGCTTCAGGTCGCCGGCCTGGAAGGCGTCGGCCAGCACATAGACTGTCCCGCTGGCGAGTTCCGCCGTCACGGTCTTGCCGGTCCAGCCCGCGATCCTCTTCAGGCTCAGGCCCTTCGTCTTCGTCACCTTCACGGTGATGGAGGGCGCCTTCGGCGTTTCCTTCCAGCCGTGAACGCCGTCGAGCCCGACGATCGGCTCGCGCGTCGACTCCGTGGGGTCGATCTCAATCTCCCCCTTGAGCGCGAGTTGCTCGTCATCCACCTTGATGTAGGCCGCCCCGGCCTGCCGTTCCAACGCCATGGTTCAGGCCCTTCTCAGCTGCGGAATTGTGCGAGAACGGCCAGCACGCGCAGGCCGTTGACCAGGTTCGGCGCGTAGAGCACGTCGAGCCGGCTGACATCGTTGATGTTGCGCTGGACGATGGTCGCCGCGGCGAAGCCGTCGACATCCTCGACCAGCCCTTCGCGCTCCATGATCGCGTAATGCGCGACCAGTTCGGCCTTGAAGCTGGACGGCGTGACGATCGACTGCCCAGGCCCGAAGCGCGTGCCGTCATTCGCCAGCTTCGATCGCCCGAATTTCTGCGTCACCGTCGCCTTCAGGCGTCGGATGACTGCCATCAGGGTGAACAGCGTCTCGACATCCAGATACGACTGGTCCGCCGCGCCCCATGCGTTGGTGCGATAGGTGGTGACCATGCGCAGGATGGAGGCCGACCCATCCGACCCGAAGGTGGCGAGCGCGATGCCGGACGACAGCAGGGATTGCTGTTCCGTCAAGGTGAAGCGCTTGCCCGTGGGCGGCGCCTTCACGCCATAGATGGACAGCGTCTGCAACGGCCGCGCCGGGTCCGCCTTCAGCGCCACGGCCGAGGCCGCCGCTGCCGCCGCCGCCCACACCGCCGGGCAGGACGGGCTTTCGTTGGTGCCGAGCACGGACACATGCTGCCCGTTGCGCGTGCCGCCCAGCGTCAGCAGCGTGGCGGAGGTACCGCGCGCCGAGGTCCACACATGCCCGTAGATCTGCTTGGCATAGGACCAGCGGCCGGAGGTGTCGTTCATCACTGTGTCGAAGGCGGTCAGCGCCGTGGCAGTCGCCCAGGGCATCACGATGAAGTCGAAAGGCTCGTCGGCGAGCAGGGTGGCCAGCGTCGTCAGGTCCGGGTCACCGCTGCCGGTCACGCCTGTCGCGAAGGTCAGGCCGACGCCGGCGGGCAGCGCCTCCCCGCTCGCGCGGCCGTAGTAGGAATGCCGCACGTCGATATCGTTGCCGCAGGTGCCGGCGTTCTTCGCGGTCAGGGTGACGACCGCCGAGGCCGCCGCCGCCGTGACCGGCAGGGAGGTATCGGCGGTGACCGCCGCGGCGATGGCCGTGGCAATGGCTGTGGCGGCATCGGCCGAGGCCACGCCCACCTGCACCAGCTTGCCGGCGACATACAGCGCAATGGTGCCCGCCGCGGTCGCCGGGCCGGTGACGGTGACAGTCTTCGTCGCCTTCACCCCCGCGCCGGCGTCGGCGAGCGGCAGGATCCACACCTCGCCCACCGTGTCATTGGCGCGCCAGCCCGCCATCATGCGCGCGATCTGCGACCCGGCGCCGCACAGGTCGGCCACCTGGTCGGCCGAGGGCAGGTAGGTGAGTTCGACCGGCGTGCCCGCGACGGTCTTCTGCCCGATCAGCAGCGCGCGCTGCGTGACGGTGCTCGGCCCGGCGCGGGAATTGTCGAATTCCGCCCAGAACAGTGGCACCCGCAGATCCTGCGGGATCGTGCTGAAGCCAATGGAGCCGGTGTTCCCGCTCATGCGTGGGTCCCTTTCTCAGGATTCGGGGAAGGTGATGGTCAGCGGGGCGGCCTCGGGCCGGCCGTCCGGGCCTTGCTGGCGCGGCGGCGCGGCGGGCGCTGGGAATGGGTCGATGGCCGGATAGGCGCCGGCCTGGTCGGCCGGGTCGATCGCGTCGATCACGACGTTCGCCGTGGTCAGCGGCGGCAGGCCCTTCGGTTCGAAGGTCTCGGTGAACTGCATGTCGATCGACAGCGCTTCCTCACCGATGGTGCGCTCGCTGTCCTTGGTCGTGCGCCGCTCGCTGTCCAGTCCGGCGATCTCCTCGGCCAGCGCGACGAAGGATGGGTCGGTCATCAGCACGTCCTCAGCCGCCTCGCCCAAGTCATCGAGCAAGAGATCGACTGCGACGTCGTTGGTGCCCTCGGCGCGCAGCATGACGACGAAGGTCACGATGGCGCGGAAAGTCGGCGCTGCAGTGCCAATGCTGAGCGAGGTGCGCCGTGTGCGGAGCGCGTAGACCAGCGCCGCCGGCATGGCGCCGGCATCAACCAGCCCCGCGGCCGGCAGCGGCCAGACGCGGGATGTGTAGACACGACCGCCGAGCCTCGGGAGGCCGGCCACCAGGCGGGCCGCGATCGCGTCACGGATCTCCGCACGCGTGGTGGTCATGACCCCAGCACCTGGCCGCTCGGCGTGAAGGGCAGGCCGCCTATGGCCGCGCCTTCCGTCGAGAGGGCGCGGGCGCCGAGGATCAGCAGGGCGCCGCCGGCACCGTCATGCTCCACGTCCTGGATCAGGTAGTGCAGCACGACATCGCCGACCGCCACCGCCTCATCCACATGCACCGCGCGGCCCCGCCGGATGCGGACATCGATGGCGTCGCCCTGCTTCGGGTCGCCCCATTCGCCGATGCTGACGCCGATCTGCGACCGGCTCGCCGAGATCGGTGCGCCATCGGCCCCGAACCCAACCTCGATGTGCAGCCGGTCGAACACGCCGCGCCGGATGGCGGACGTGCCACCAACCGGCGCGACGGCGACCCGTACGGCGAACATCTCCATTGCCGGGGCAAGGAGGTCGTCGCCGAACGGGTCTTCGAACGGCTCGGTGAGGTCTGACATGCCGCGCCGTCAGCCGGTCAGGTGCGCTTGCCGCGCAGCAGCACGTCCGGCCGCGAGCACAGCATCAGCGGATAGGAATAGACCTCCTGCCGCCACCAGGCGTTACGGTCCCTGTCGCGGATCGGGATGACGTAGATCGGCTTGCCCGGCGTATTCACCCAGTCGAAGGTCTCCGCCGGCGCCAGCACGCGCTGGAACACGCCAGGCGCACCAGCGGGGAAGAAGGCGACCTTGTCGGTGCCGACCTTGATCGTGGTGTTGTCGTCGGACCCGCGATAGTTGAACCATTCGATGTCGCCGAAGCGCATCGCCCGGAAGGCCGTACCCTTGCGCAGATCCTCCGCCGCCGCCCAGTTCAGGAAGGTCTGCGTGACCTCGGGGTGAGCGACCAGATTGTCCCAGAACGCATCGCCGCACATCGCCATGACGCGCGTCTGGGTGGTGAAGGCGCCCTTGGCGGCCCGCGCCATGGTGCGCACCACGCCAGCGCACGCCGTGCGCAGCGCACCGGCGGCCGGGGTAGCGTTGTCGAGGTCGAAGTCGATCTCGGCGGGCTGCGAGATACCGAATTCGGTGAACCAGTTGTAGATGGTGCTGCCATCCGCATCGAGCACGATGCCTTGCACCGCACCCAGGCGCATGCGCTCCCAGGTATATTCGACGCTGGAGGTCAGCCCGGTCGGGCCGTTCAGGCGCCGCGCCACCTCCGCCTGCACCTGCATCAGCTCGCTTTCCTGGCCGAAGGCGCGCACCGACTGGATTTCATCGGCCTGCAGCGTGTCGGCCATCGAGATGCGTGGGACCTCGAAATAGCGCATGCGGCGCTTTTCGCCCTGGCGCTCCGTCGGCGGCGCGCCGCGCGGCGAGGTCGGGATGACGACCAGCGTGCCGTCCCGCTCCTCGACCGCCGCCGCCTTGTCGCGGATCGGCACATCGGTGAACAGGTTGAGCTCACCGAGCCCGGTCGGATTGAAGGGGTTGCGCTCGACGGCCGACGTCAGGGACATCGTCGTGAACGGATCCTGGTTGAAGACGTCGAGCGTCGCCATGGTTGATAGTCTCCGTGATGGTGGGGTGCGGCCCGGGTCCGGCGCCGCTCGGGGGCGCGCCGGGTGCGGCGCGCGGATCAGCGGCCGATGATGCCGACCGCGGCGAGGTCCACGAGGCCGGCGGTCTTGTCCGCATCCGCCGCGGCAGCGAACCAGGACAGCTCGGCCTTGTTGACCTCGGCATCGCGGGCAATGACGACGGCCTTGAGGTCTCCGGTCGCGGGCACGGTGACGTTGTCGTACAGGATCACCTTCGCGGCCTCGGTCCCGTCCGTCCCGACATTGTCGTATTCGACATACTTGCTGGTGGCGGTGACCAGGGCGAGCACATGACCCGCAGGATAGGTCAGAGCGGTCGAGCCGTTGGACGCGAGGGTGACGACCTCGCGCGAGCGGAAGCCGTTGGCCTCCGACACGATGAATTCGCCGGCGCGCCGGCCTTCCGTCAGGACAGGCATGGTGGATTCTCCTTGGAGGTTCGGGTCAGCGAGCCGCGCGCTTCATCGCCGCGTCCCAGGAAGCGGCGACCTGCGCCGCCGCCGGCTTCTCCCCGCCGCCCGGCGGCAGGCGCGGGTTGTCCGCCCCTTCCATCCGTTCATCGAGGCTGCGACCCCGCCCGCGCCCGGCGCCCGCCCCGGTGCCCGCCAGGGCTGCGAGGGAGGCGACGGCCGCGCTGCGCGGCATGGTGGTGTGGAAGGCGAGCTGCGCGGCGACATCCGCCCGGCCTGCGGCGTGCGGGGAGGCGAAGATGGCGGCGCAGCGGGCGCGTTCCCGCCGGCGGGCCTGCGCGGCGGCGGAATTGCCGCGCATTTCCTCATCCGGGTCCTCTTCCTCGGGGTCGCCCTCATCTTCCGCCGCACCCTCGCCCGCCTTGTCGTCCTCGCCGTTGGGCTCGGGCGGCGGGTCCTTCGGGTCGGTCGCCTTGTCCTCAGCTTCCTCTTCCTCGCCTTCGGCGTCGGGCGCGTCCTTCGGCGGCTCGCCCTCAGCCTTGGGGGCACGGCGCGGGCCGAAGCCTGCGAGATGGGCGAACGGCGACAGCGCCGCCGCCGCCCGGGTGCGGAGGGTCATGGTCGGTTCCTTTCGGGGCAGATGAGCCGGGGTCAGCCCAGCGTGGTCAGCAGCGCGGCGAAGGCTGCATCGGGCGCCAGCACCGCATCGGCGAGGCCGGCCTTCACCGCCTCCCCGGTCAGGGCTGGCAGGCAGGCGGCTTCAAGGGCGCGGATTGCCTTGGGCGAGACGCCGCGGTTGCGCGCCACCGTCTCGATGAACAGCTCGCCCACCGCGTCGATTTCCACCTGCAGGCGCGCCAGAAGGTCGGGCTTCACGCCCTGCATCTCCGCCCGGCCGACTTCGGCCTTGCGCTTGCCGTGATGGATGAAGTGAACGGCGATGCCGCCCTCGGCGAGGGCCTGCGAGAAGTCCACCACCATCGAGATGACGCCGATCGACCCGACGCCGCCGGTGCGCGGCACGGTGATGTGGTCGCAGGCGGAAGCGATGGCGTAGGCGGCGGAATAGGCTTCCTCGGCACAGATGGCCCAGATCGGCTTTTCGCCGCGCGCGGCGAAGATGGTGTCGGCCAGGTCGAAGCAGGCAGCGACTTCCCCACCTGGCGAGGAGATGATGAAGGCGACGGCCTTCACCGCCGGGTCGGCGACCGCGCTCAGCAGGTTGGTGCGCAGCCCGTCATAGCCGGTCATACCGCAATAGGGGCGCAGCGTGCCGAGCCGCTGCACCAGCATGCCCTCGACCTCGATCACAGCGACGCCGCCGATGATGTCGTAGCCCTCGCGCCAGCCGGCGCCGCCCTCTTCCTCGAAGCCGGCGGCCGAGGCGTGGATCTCGACCACGCTGCCATCGGCGCGGAACAGATGCGCGATGCCGAGCCGGTCGGCGAGCACCGCCATCGCCAGTTCCGCCTTGCCCGGCAGAATGGCGAGCGGCCGGTTGAACAGGCGCTGCGACAGGTGGGCGAAGCGCTCGTTCATGCATCGCTCCTCATGGCGTCGAGACGGGCTGCCGCCGCTGCGCCGTAAACATGTTCATTCCGCTTGCCTCACAAGGAGAACTCACCGCATGGTGTTCTACTGTCGAGAGAAGCTGACCGATGCAAAGACAAGCCTTTTGTTCAGCATTACTATTGCTTTCGGCGTGCGGCACCGAAATCGAAGCAATTGCCCCAAGCTCCATCGGTCGCGTCCAAACAGAAATACGTCGGCAGATTGATACGTACACAATTCTCGCTCAGTACCGACCGTTCTTTGTGAAGAACACGGAGCTGGTGCGTTTGATCGACCACAGTTCGACATTTCAATGTGGCCGCGGAAATCTCGCTTACCGAATCTCTAAAGTGCGTGCGGAATTGACCGTCGACACAACAGTCAGCGGATCCGCAGCTGTAAGCGCCGGCATACCTATTCCACCTGTGAGCAGCGTTGCACTTTCGGGTGGCTTCGGCGGATCGCAATCGACGGTGCAGACCCTGCGCTACCATGTCTGGCCGATCCACTCACCGAATGGACCACCATCCGCCGCACCAGGTGAGCCCGTCGACGAACGGCTCGCGCCCTTGCCCACAGATCCAGTGATCGTCCGCCAAATCATCGAGGCACTCGACGGCGCCCCGATAGCCGCAAATCTGCTCAATCTGCGGAATCAGCAGATTGTTAGTGGCATGTATCGAAACCCCATCACCGGCCAAGACAATCCGATCGTTCGCACCTGCTTCACCAACTTCGATCCGGGCAACCCTTCCGAGGCGCCCGGGAACTACGTTGATATCGGCTTGACCATCACCGATGACAGGCAGGGGGGCATCACTCTCGGTATCGGCCCCGCATCAGTCGGCTTGGCAGGCAAATGGAGCCGCACGGTCGGCAATTCGCTAGTGGTCTACTTTGCACAACCTGGTCTCGATACGGTGCAAGCGGCGTCCGACCATGCTCGAGCGGCATGCCGGGATGGTCAACAAACTTCCACGGCATGCGACCGTGCACGCTGGTCGCTCTTTCAGATCGTCAACGGATCCATCCCCTCGGTCGGCAACGGCACAGGCGTCATGAGGGGCAGGTTTCGCACCACCACACCCGCCAGTGCCCCAGTGCCTCCGCAAAACACGCCTCCGGCTGGCCGACCCCCGACCCCTGGCGCGTCAAACGGATGCGATGACGGAGAGGGGGACAACCGTGCAGTTGGAGTTCACCGCCGGAACCTACCGCGGTGTTAGGTCGCATCGCCCGCCTGCGGTGAGTCGTTCGCCGGCGCCTGCACCGCCGCCGCCGCCACGGCCCCCGCCCATGACGGCAGCGGCAGGCCGCGGCTCTTGAACGCCGCGACTTCGATGGCCCGCTGGTCCAGCACGTCCTCGTAATCCATGCCGGCATTCTCCGAGGCTTCGTGCTCCAGCGTCGACACGCCCATTTCCATGCGCAGCTGGCTGCCGGTCGGTTCCTTCACCGGGTCCACCCAACCACGGCCAGGCCCGCGCCAGTCGCAGCGAGCATAAGCGCCGCGCATCTCCGCGAAGTCCGGCGCGCCATTCGGCATCGGCGGGCCGTCGCGCTCCATCGCCTCCTCGAGGAAGGCGACCCACACCGGCTGCGCGAAGCCGCGGGCGAACCCGCTGCGGCGCCGCGTGATGGTCTTCCACGTCTCCAGCAGGGCCGCGCGGGCGCTGCTGTAATTCGTCCGCGACCAATCCTGCGAGACCTGCATCTCCGACTGCCCGGTCGCCGCCGCGATGTTGCGCAGAATGGCAGCCTGGAAGGCCGGATAATTGCCCGAAGGCCGGTTCGCCGCGACGGTGTTGATCTTCTCGCCGGGGAACAGCGTCGGTAGGCGCACACCGTTGAAGGACAGGCGCCGGTCCTCATGGAACTTGGACCGTTCCGCCTGATAGCCGGAGAGCTCGGCCTCGGTGCTCAGGCTGTCGCGCACCAGATCCGAATCAAAGGGGCTTTCGATGTAGGCGGCGAGGATGGCGTTGACCACCGCAGCCTGCAGCTCGACCGAATCATAGCGCGACAGCATGCGCATGCGCGACAGCACCGGCGCCAGCACGCCGACGCCGCGATGCTGCCCGATGCGGTCCTGTTCGAAGTAATGCACCACGACCGGGCGGCCCCAGGCGGTCTCGCGCGCATAGCTTGACCAAGTGAAGCCGCTGGCGCCGGCATACCAGTCGCCGGGGTGACCATCGCGGAAGTGGTACCGCACCGCGGCGCCGTCCGCATCGATCTCGACGCCACCACGATGCGTCGCATCGTCTTCCATGTCGTTCGGGTTGCACAGCCGGTCGGGCTCCACCAGCGCCACCGTTGTCGCATAGTGCCCGCGGCCATAGGCCATGCGCTCCGGGCGCCAGGGCAGCGTCGCCACCGCGTCGCCTTCCGTCAGCATCGTGCGGAAGGACAGCTGGAACTGCTCGCCCGTGGTCGATTGCCGCGCCGCGTCACACCAGCAGGCCGGGTCCTGCGCCCAATCGCGCCAGCACCCCTTGGCCCAGGAGGTGAATTCCGCCGCCCAGGTCGCGTCGAATGCCGGCGAATACCAGGCGAGCGAGCGGAAATCCGGCTTCGGCGCCGGGCGAAGGTCCGCGCCCACCGCGCTGTCGACGATGCGGGTGATGGAACCCGAGGCCCAGCCGTCATTGCGCGCAAGGTCCCGGATGCGCGAGACCATGTCGCGGCGAGACGGATTCACGTCCGCATCCGCGCTGCGGTAGGACGGCATCCAGCCCGTCATTTCCTGGCTGGTCTGGGATGCCGCGTCATAGCTGCCGCCATTGCCGATGCTCGCCATGGAGCGGCGACGCGCCGGCAGCGGCAGGCCGTTGGGCCCGAGCAGGACGGGGGCGTTCATCAGAATCGCACCCCAATCGCGCGGCGGCGCGACGGCAGGCACAGTTCCCGCCGCAGATCCGCGATGTAGCCGCGCAGAGCATCGATATTGGCCTGCGTGTACTTCATCGACCGGCTGACCTGCCCGGCCGCATAGGTCACCTGTTCGGCCTTCGACCCGGTCAGCAGGCGATGATACGCAGTCTCCGCCTCCGACAGGCGGGCCTGCAGCGTCGCGGCGTCGGCCATGGATGCTCCGTTCAGGCCAGCATGCTGGCGATGCTGCGCGCCCCGCCCGTCGCGGAACGCCGCGCGGCGGCGGCGATGGCGGTGAGCGACGGCGTGGTCTCGGCTTCCGGCTCGCGCGGCATTTCCACCACCATGCTGTTGCTGTCCCACTCCGCCTGCCATGCCCGCGGGCGCGCCCAGTCGATCAGGTGAAGACCATGCAGGCGGGCCACCACTTCGCAGCCCACCATCATGTCCAACACCTCATTGCGCAGATGCGGTTCGCGCTTCGTCCACACGCCGGTGACCGAGTGCCGAACCTCCGCCGCGATCTGCTCGAAGAAGTCGTGCGGCGCCGCCTCGCTCAGCAGCGCCGCCGGAAAATTCACCGAGGCCCCGGCCGGCGGTATCACCGAGAGCTGCGCGGAAAGCGCATCCTTCGCGTAGCTCGGGTTGAACCGCAGCACCGGCACCTGACCGCGTGCCGCTGCCTTGCGGTCCTTCCGCTGGCTGTTCGGATACACAATCTGGATGCGCGGCGCTTCGCGGGTCGAGGCACCGCGCGTCGGCACCAGCGTCCACACATCGCGGAATTCGATCAGGCCCAGCTTCCGCGCCCGCCCCGCCTTCTTGCGGCGCAGCCATGCGGCATAGGCCTGTTCCGTCACACCAGGCTGGCCCTGCGAATCAAATCCGACAGCCCAAACACGCATGCCGCGCCCCGACCCATCCGCCAGCGGGTAGATGGCGTCCTGCATCCGGTCGAGCAGGTCGTCCCAGTCTTCCGGGTTGCTACCCGGTTCGGCCGGCATCACCTGCCGATCGATCACCCAGGACTGCCCGCCCTCGCCCCAGCCGCGCACCAGCCATTCGAAGCGGCTGCCCTGCGCGTCGGCCCAGGCCGTCAGGAAGCGGACGCCTTCCGGCACTACGCCCAGCGCCAGCCCCTTGTCGGCCCGCTTCGCCAGCACCGCAGCATCGATGCTGCCCATCTGCGCCGACACCGCGAAGGGCTCGCCGAAGGTCTTCACCACCACCTGGCGCAGGCCCTCGATATCGCCGAGCTCGGCGGCGCGTTCCGCCTGCGCCCTCACCCGCGCCAGCCCGCCGATGCCGTCCTTCGTGAAGGGCGACATCACGCCGAGGATCCACGCGCCGGCGGTCTTCACCTGCCGGCGCTGCCCGGTCACGCGGCCCTCATCGTCGATCGTCTCGCCGTCACCGACCCATCGGCCGGCAAGGTTCATCGCGTACCGCTCGCCATCCTCGATCAGGCAGCCATTCACGGGGCAGACGAGCCGCGCCCGTTCCTGGATCTCATCGAGCGACGCATCCTTCGGCCAGTCCAACACCATGCGCCGCGACGCGTTCGGGTGCGGCGACGAATACGCCCCGCAATGCGGGCACGGCCACCACCAGGTGCAGCGCGTGCTGTCGGCGTACACGGCCATGATGCCGCGCTGCTTGGATCGCGGCGCATCGAGCGGCGCCCCGCGATCGGGATGGCTCATCAACAGCATCTTCGAATCGGCACCGGCCGCCTGGCGCCGAGGGTTCAGCAGCGCCAGCGGGTCGCCGAGCGAGATGTCGTAATTGTCGAACTCATCACCGACGATGCGGGCGACATGCTTGTTCACCAGCGAATTCGCGGTGAATGTCAGGAACTCCGCCCGCCCGCCACGGAACCGCTTGAAGGCGACCGAATCCCGCCCGTGCCGCAGATGCCCTATCAACGGATCGTGCTGGTCCAGCATCGTGTCGATGCGCGCCTTCACATAGGCGTCGAGCGCGGCATCGGTGTTCAGATACCAGAGCAGTTCGGCCGGATCGCTCTCGATCGTATAGAGCAGCCAGTTCTCCGCGATCATGGTCTTGCCGCAGGCGCCGGGCCCGACGATGACTTCGGTGTCGTACTGGTCGTCACTGAGCCAATGCATCGGCTCGGTCAGGTACGGCGCCGTGTCATGCGACCAGCGCTCGAGGTGCGAACCGACCGGCGACTTCACCCACCGACGCTGCGCGGCATGGTCGGCCACCGACATGCGGTTCGGCGGCAGGAAGGCGTCGAATGTCTCGCGCAGCACGCGCGCGGCATCGGCATAGGCGAAGCGCGCTGCGTCAGGCTGCGGGGGCATGCTCCTCTTCCTCGGGTGGCGGCTCCGCGTCTTCGCTCAGCAATGTCTTGAGCTTGCGGTGCAGTTCCCGCTGCTGCGCCTCGATCGCGCGGCGCATGTCGCGCACCACGGCATCGGGCAGGTTGTGTCGGCGGCCAATCTGGCCCGGCAGGCTGGACAGGAACTGCGACAGCGGCGTCCACGCAGCCGTCAGGCGCATGCGCATGTCGCTGGTCAGCACCAGGAAGCCGCGTTGCTTGGCGACGTCATCCTCGACGCGCATCGCCTGCGCGACCTTGAGGCGCTCCGTCGCTGACAGGACGCGCTCGCCCTCTGGCTGCAGTTCCTCGATCGGCAGGCTGACCTGGGCGAGCAAGTCGTCGCGCTGGTCCCTCGCCGCCGCTTCCTCATCCCGCTTGGCCTGGACGAAGGCGATGACCGCCTCAGGGTCCAACTGCCACGGAACACCGTTGCGGCCCTCGGCGACCACCGGAAAGTCAGGATGCTTGCGCATCATCGCGCGCAAGGTCGGCAGGGAGATGCGGAGTTTATCCGCCATCTCTTCCAGGTTCACGGTGACCATGGGACCCCGCTGCCGCGCCGCGCGCGGACAGAAACAGGAAAAACAACAGAACCCGTTGTTTTGGTTGGAAAATTCAGCGACCAACCGCGGCGCGAAATACCCGCGGTAGCCAACGGGCTGGGAAGGACCCGCATACTACATCTAGGGCGACTACACCGAGCACCCTACATCTAGGGGCGTGCCGTCCGCATGGCCCACGCGATCGCCTCGCCCATCAGGCGGTCGAAGTCGCGGCGCATCACCGCCTCGACGCGCGGGAAGAAGAACGGATGCGGCGTGACCCGCTTCGGCCCGTCAAAGCGGGCGAGAAGCTTCACCGTCCCCGCCTCTTCATCGCGCTCCCAGAAGCCACCGATGCCCTTCACCGTGCCGACGAAGGTGGACTTCTTCCGCTTCGCACTGGCCAGGCCGCGCCGCGTGATGTTGCCGTACTGATTCAGCGCAATGGCCGCTGGCGTGATCAGGGCGCGCTTCTTTGGTTGGCGCATCCCGCTGAGTTCCTGCAAGCGCAGGTACTCCGCCTGGACATCCTTCACGAATATCCGCGCCTCCAGGCGCGTCTTGCGCGCCGGGACAATGCTGATGCCATTCACGCTGAATGGTGTCGGTCGGTCGAATGTATGCGGCATGCCGCTCTTGACGTGATCTCGGCCAAGTTCAGCCGTGCGGGTCAGCGCCGTCGCGGCGGCGATGGGAAGCTGGGTGCGGCCGAAGTTGCCGAGCGTCATCTCAAGACGACGGAACTCCGCTGCGAAGGACATGGTCAGCACATTGCCACCTCCGCCGAAACGCAAAGCGCCCGGCGGAGGGCTCCGGCCGGGCGCGATTCTCAATGCTAGGGAGAGATGGCCACGAAACGTGGCAATCGGTCAAGGCGTTTCGATCGTTGGTGGATTGGCCCCGTCCTGCCAACCCGCATGAACGCAATACCGATGCAGCGACCGACGCAGCAGCGCCAGTACACGGCGCTGATCCATGCGCAGTTCATCCGCAGCCTGGCGCAGCCCTCGTCCCATGACCGCAATCAGTATCGTCAGGTGCTCGAGCGTGCATTCCGGCTTCACAGCGAAGGCACGCGCCCAATCCTTCCACGGCGCAAAGCGCGTGTGCTCCGCCTCGACCAACGACAGCCACAGCGTGCCATCGCCGGAATAGGCACTGTCGGCCAAGCGCTCGCGGAACTGCGTGCGCGTCACGGGCTCATGCTCACCAGACTGCCAACCGAGAACGGCTTCGATCTCATGCCCGGCCCGCAGCTCGGCAGCGGTGATACGGCGACGCTCGCGCAGCGCGGCGAGGCTGTCACGCGTCAGGTTGCGGCGCTTCTCCCATGCCTCGAAGGCAGCAAGCTGCTTCTCCGGTTCCGGCGCTGCTTCGCCAAAGACCTGCACCACCATCGACTGCGTCGTGACGAATGGCCGTGGCCCGACATCAGTTCGCACATGCCCCACGATCTTCGTCAGCATCCCGTCCATCGCCTTGCCCTTCCCTGCCATTTGTCCCGCCTGTCCCGCCAACTGTCCCTCTACCAACCCTCTAACCCTTTGAAATTATTAGAAGCGGGACAGAGGGACATGCGGGACAGTCGTATTCCCCATGCACCTGCGCCCGCTGGCGCACACACACATGAGACCCCCTGTGTCCCGCTTGTCCCGGTGTCCCGCATCCAACGATCTCAACGACTTAGGCCGTGAAATGCGGGACACTCAGCGGGACAGAGCGGGACAGTTCGACCCCTAGAACGCGTCTCCCTCCCCGCCATGGCCATGGCCAGGCAGCAGCTCCGGCGCCAGCCAGACGGCCTGCGCCCTGTCGTTCTCGCCAGAGAAGCGGATGCGCGTTCGCACCACGGCCGCCCGGAATTCCGCACCGTCGGGCAATCGTCGTCGCAGCTGCGCCAACACGGTGCCCCATCGCCCCGACTGCCATTCCGTACCGGCGAACAGCTTGCCCAGCGCGGGCCGGCGACCTGTCGCCACGTACAACCCTCGACTCAGCCCGCTATCGACGGGGTACGGGGCCAGCCGCAGGCCGAGCTCGTGCAGGTGCCGCTCCGCCGGCGAACCCGCCTCCCGCAGCGCCCTGGCAACCAGCGTCGCCACCGTCTCGCTATGGGCCGTCGCAATCAGCACCGGGGACGCCATCAGGTGCTGGAGGCAGCGGGCGGCGGTGCTGTCCTCGGCCTGCTCATCCTCCGTCACCAACCATGGCGTGACCCAGACCAGCGCTTCCTCCGCGCCATCCGCCGTCAATGGTTCGTCGGAGACCATCGCCTCGCGCGCCGCGATCAGCCAACCGAGCCGGTCCATGTGGCGGGGCGAGCAGCCTGCCCTGTCGAGCGCCTGGCGGGCGACGACGGCATTGGCCTTGATGCGGGGCCAGGCGGCGATCGCCCTGCCCCACAGCGCCGGCGCCATGGCCCTGCAGCGCGCGAGCAGCGTCGCTTCCTCGAGCGGCGGCGCGCCCTGCGGCCGCGGCCACAGCATGACGTTGAGGATGCGCGTCGCCTCCGCCGCATTCGCCACCGGCGCGCCGATCGCACCCACCATGGCGGTGCCGACAACCTCGGTGACCAGCCCCTGCTGCGAGGCCTGGCCGCGGAAGCTGCGCGAGCCCTCATTGGTCACGATCCGGCGCAACAGGCCGAGCACGCGCACCTGTTCCTCGCCCTCGAATTCATCGAGCACGACGGGGGCCGCGCGCCCGTTCATGCGCTGCCGCAGGCCGCTTTCCGTCGTGTCGTCGGTCCATTCACCGGCAGGGCACAGCGCGGCGACACATTTGAGCAGCGTCGTCTTGCCTCCGCCTTCCTGGCCATCGACGATGGTGAGCGGGCGCATGGGCGGCGCGGCACCGAGATTGGCCAGCGCAACCCAGCCGAGCAGCACCTTCTCCGTCGAATGCGCGTTCCAGTTCCACTTGCCGAACAGCGCTTCGGCTTCCAGCGCCAGCGCGGGGGCTGGGGGTGGAAACCTGCCTTGCCGCCCATCATGCGGCAGGGGCATCGGCGGGCCGCCGATATAGGCCACGCCATCGCGCAGGAAGGAGGGCCGGCGCGCGTCCTGCCCAGGGAACAGCACCGCATTCCCGCAATGCACGACGAGTTCGCCATTGTGCAGCCAGACGCCAGGCCCGCGGCGCGGCATGGTCGGGTCGAACAGCCCGACATCAAGCATGCGCGCTGCGATCGCCTTGTGGACCTTGCGCGGCGCATAGTCGTTCGTGCGCAGCCCCTCCCGGTCGTATTCGGGCCAATGGCGTGCCGCCCAGCCATCGGCGTCGCCGGCGAGCAGCACCGTGAGCGGCCCGCGCTGCGACAGGCGTGAGGCGTTCATGCCGATGACCTGGTGGTAGCTGTCACGGAACCACCAGGTCTCGCCCTGCACACCGAGACATTCGAAGGGCGCATCGGCCCAGTCGAGATCCTCGGGTGGCGATTCCGGCGGCGCGCCACCACCCCCACCGCGCTTCTTGCCCTTGCCGCCTTCGACCACGCGGAGATGGCGGTCGGCATCGGCTAGGGCTTCGTCAAAACCATCATCGCTACCGAAGATCGCCGACACGCGGGACGCTCCTATACCCACAGATGCGGACGATGCGGCGCGCCGCCTCGCCGCGTCCGACTTCCCAGATGAAGGCGCCGAGTTCCGTCAGGCTGAGGCCGCGCGCGCCACGCGACACCGTCATCCAGTGGCCCGTTGCCGAGGCAACCCAGGCGACGTGTGCGCCATCCTTCCCGGCCATCAGGAAGACCGGCTCGTCGCCGCATGCGTCGCGCAGCGCAGGGGACCGCAGACGGTTCTCGTACCAGAGCGGCGTGCCGAAGCGCGGCGCGTGGAATATGCGCGACACCAACCCCATGCCGGCGAGGACACGCGCCAGATTGCCGACGCCATGCGTCGCGACGATGTCGGCGAAGATCCACGCCGGAGCCTCGCCCTCTTTCGATCCCCGGCGCGGCGGATCGAGACGCGACATGAAGACGGATGCCGCCTCGTGCCAGAAATCGACGAAGGGCGCTGCCGACACCTCACTCACCGCAGCGCGTCCCTGAGCACCGCGATCGCTTCCTCGGCGAGCGGCTTGCCGTCGAAGACTTGGCCGGCGAGGTCGATCGCGGTGCGGATCGCCGCCTCGAGCCGTTCGGCGCGCGGCAGCACGACCACGCAATCCGGCACCGGGATCGCGTCGATCTTCTGAATGGCTGCGGCGATCACCGCGCGCCCGGCGGGCTTGTCGTATTCGCCCTCAAGCGAACGCACCGCGAAGCGCGCGGCGAGGCGGGCAAGGCGCCAACCTTCGGCCTGCCGGTCGGCCTCGGTCGCCGTTCGCGGCGGTGCGAGGGCGGCGCTCATAGCTGTCGAGCCCCATCGATGGGGACGGGCCAGGCCGCGACCTGCTGTTCCGCCAGGCGCTTTGCCTCATCAAGGCTGGCATGGGCGCGGCCTGCGGTGATCACCGCCTCATCCGTCCCCGGCAGCATGTCGACGATCCAGGCCCAGCCGTTGCTGTACCCCAAGACGCGAGCCTCGCCCTGGCCTTCCTCGCCACAAGGGGCGATCCAGCCATGGGCATCACGGGTCCAGTACAGCGGAGGCGAGGCGGATCCATCCGGCATGCCTATTCCTCCGCGTCGTTCAACAGCACCGCAGTGGCTTGTTCGCAGGCAGCCAGCAGCTCCAGAACTTCGGTCGCGATGCGCTGACGCTCTGCGCGGCTCAGCTTCCCGTCGGCCGTGGCGGTGACATAGGCGGCGCCGACCTCGCTACTGCTGGTCAGGACCTCGGCGATCGACCGGCCGACGCGACCCCGCGCAGGGACGATTGGCACCAGGCGGCGACCAGCCATGCTCGCAAGGATGGCGGTGACGCGCGGCGTGCCACCCACGGCTTCCAGATCCGCGACGACATCGACCGCAGGCATGCGGTTCGCCCGATGCGGATCATAGCTCTCGGCAATCGAGGAGGCGGCGAGGCGCGACACGCTGGCGGCCGCGTCGATCCCGCCGACATCCTCGACCAGCAGCCGCATGGCGGTTTTCAGCGCGGCGACGTCGACGGGGGAAAGGCGCGTGGTCATAACGCCACCACGGCGGAACGGTTCCGGATGCGGGGGCGTCTGGCGAGCGGCACGGTGCGGGCCATGCCGAGACCTGAGCCAGCAAGGACCGTCATGCCGCTTCCCCGGTCATGCGCGCATGCGCGATGCTGCTTGCCCAGGAAGGGAGAACGGCATGCGCAACACGGTGTTCGCCGGCCAGCTTGTCGGTTGGCTGGCGATTGTCGGCGGCGCGATCGTCGTGTTGATCGGCCTGACGGCGGACCAGACGGATATCGACTGGCGAATGCGGGCGGCGATGCGGGCTGGCCTTGTCGCGCAGGGCCTGTCCGGCGCGGCAGCTGGTGTGGTGTTCTTGCTGCTGGCCGGCATCTTGGGGACACTGCTGGACCTGCGCGACGATGCACGAGCCGCACAAGCGCGGAGGGAGGCCGGCGCGCGAGCCACTGCCCGAGACGTCCGCCAGGCCGTGACCGCTCCCACCGCAAGACAGCAGCCCATCACCCGGTCGCCGGCATCGTGGCCCGCCAGCGCTCCATCCAACACCGGCGGCCATATTGGCGACCCACCGAAGGTCGCAGTACCCTCGCGCTACGACATGATGACCAGGCACGGGGAAGCGCTCGGCGCGGCAGCGTGGGAATTGCTGAGCACGGCCGCGAAGGCCGGAATTGCCCTGCCCGAGGCGGACGCCGTCCGAAAGGTTCGCGAGGGGCCGCGGCACGACTAGGCGACCTTCGCCGTCGAGGCGACACTTTCCGCTACGGGCAGATCGTAGAAGTCGGCCGGCCCAACCGCGCCCTTCGTCACCTCGACGATGCGCCGCATGACTTCAGGCCGCGGGATTCGCTCGCCACGAACGTACCGATTGACCGTGGCCTGACCGATGCCGAGCAAGCGGCCCAACTGGGCCTCCGACAATTCGCGTGCCAACATGAAATCGCGCAGCTTCATGCCCCAAACATGCCAATATGGGGTTATTTGTCAAGCCATATTGGTGTTATTCTATTCAACGCCAATTCGGCATGATCACGGCATGGCTAACATGCTGAAAGTGCTACGAGAGGCGGCCGGGCTCACCCAGGCCGCGCTGGCGGCACGGATCAACACGACCCAGTCGCAGATTGATCGGCTCGAGAAGGGGGAGCGCCGCCTCACGGTCGATTGGATGACGCGGCTTGGCGGCGCCCTGGGCGTGGAGCCAGCGGCGCTCATGGCGCCAGTCGAGGGTGGGGTTGCAATTCCCCTTCCTCCGCCACTTCCGCAGCGGCATGAGATGCCGCGCGACGTGCCGGTGTTCGGCACTGCGATGGGCGCAAATGGCGACGGCGCCTTCACCATCAATCTCGGCGGCCAGGTGGACATGGTCCGCCGAGGTCCCGGTATCGCTAACAGCCGCGGCGTTTTTGCCATCTACGTCGAGGGCGAAAGCATGGCGCCTCGGTTTCAGCCTGGCGAGCTGGTCTATCTCGACAAGAACAGGCCGATCCGCATGGGCGATGACGTGGTATTGGTCGTCGAAATGCCGGGCAAAGGCGACGAACCGCGCGCCTACCTGAAGCGACTAATGCGACGCACAGCCGATCGATGGATTTGCGAGCAGTTCAATCCGCCCAAGACGGTCGAGTTTGACGTTGCTTCCCTGAAGGACAAGTTTCGGGTCCTTACGCTGAACGAGGTGATGGGCGTCTAGCGCCGCATCACCTGCCCTCCCAGCACCACCCACAGGGCGCCTTAAAATGCTGGAACAGCAGAGGACGGATTGCGAAGGCGCAGGTCAGCGTACAAAGCTAGACGCTCGACATTGCGCCGAGCTTCAATTGCCTCGATCTCAGTCACACAACTCTCATCCCTCCGGCGAGCACAATTCCGTTGAGCTGTAGCAATTGCGGTGGCGGCCCGCCGCTCCACGGCGTTGATCCTCGAAGCGAAATCGACACTGCCGGTACCTGCCATCGCCCCGACCCCAAGCTGCGGCGTCATGCGAATCCGAACCGCGCGCGGATACTGATTCCAGGCCCCGGTGGACGCATCGACAATTAGGCCGATGCCGCCACCGATGATCAGGTTTCCGTAGGTCCTATTGTCCATCTCGCTGTTCACAACGGCCGCGCCCGGAAAGTAGCCAGGCCGGGTGCAATCGACCGTAATGTCATACGGTGATTTATGAACGACGACCGTCGCCGGTGTCTGCTCAATCGTTGCGATGGTCTCCCCTCGATGCCTGACCTCGCAACGCGCCCCTGGCGGATCGGTTGCCACAAGAAGGCCCTGGCTCGCCCCCTCCGTAATGGTCGAGCAGGCTGGGAGGACAAGGGCCGCCAAAAGCGCAAGGACTGCTCGATTCATCTTCTGGGCACGCTCCGGATTGCGAGGAATGTCTTGACGCAATTGAAACATTATGAGGCTCCGGCATCAAGGACGCGTGATCAATTCGGGGGTGATTTTCAGGTCGATCATTAGCACCCTGTCGGCGAAGATCTGGCCATCTCAGATAACCCCATTTTGGCGTTGACGATTCAACACCATTTTGGCATTTTTCCCTCGCAACCTAGCGAGGCACCCATGCCCGACACCCCTAGCGTCCCCAGCGGCTTCGACACGCTGATGGACGCCCTCGCCGCCGAGGCGCTGACCGACAAGGCCAAGTTCCAGCGCGCCGCGGCGTTCCGCATGGCGGTTGAACGCCTGGCCGAGCGCTGGACCTTCGGCGCCCCACCGCACACCCCGAAGAAGGCGAAGGCCGGCGCGCCGGCTGCCGGTCCCGAATACCCGGCCGCGTCGGAGGTCTGACCATGTCCGACGAGCTCCTTGTCGCCGCCATGATCGTGAGCGGCTTCGGCTGGCCCGCCATCACCGCCGCCGTCGCGCGACGGCTGGGGGTGCTGTGATGCGCCTCACCCTCCTCCGTGACCAACCCGCCGAACCAGCGACCATCGCCGAGCTGCAGCGTCGCATCGAAGACCTGCCGCTCGGTCTGTCCGCAATCGGCCGCTTCCTGCTCTCCATGCCCGGCCTGACGGCCGACCATTTGTTGACCTGGGCCGAGGCCTGCGACGAGGCGGCGGGCGAACTGACCGGCCTGTTCCGTCCGTCCATGGACGACGGCTACGGCGCGCTCGCCGCCATCCTGCGCGACGCCGCGCCGCGCTTCCCGCACCCGCCGCGCATGCCGCTCTCCGCCGAGGAAGCCGACGCCTCCATCCTCGCCCGCCGCATCTTCGCGGCCGGCCTCTCAACCGCAGGGGGTTCATGATGGCCACGCTCGACCGCCGCCCGCCGCACTTCCCGCTGCTGCCGCGCATCACCCATTCGGCGCAGACGGGCTGGACCTATCTGCGCTGGGGCCGGCGCCTGACGCGCATCGACCCGGGCGTCACCGCCGCCGAGCGCCTGCTGTGGGGCGAGGACCAGGCCGGCCTGATCTTCACGCCGCCGCCGATCACCCGCCGCCATCCCCTGGTGCAGGCCATCGCCCTGGTGGTGTTCGTCCCGTTGGCCGCCGTGCTGGTGGTGAACGTCGTGGCGGGGCTGCTGTCATGACGACGTTTCACCATGTGATGGACACACCCCTCACCGTCCTGATGCGCGTCGCCGTGCGCATCGGCGCCCATCCGGACTTACGCGCCGAACAGGAACAGATCGTCGCCGCGGTGCAGGCGCTCGAGGCCGTGCGCATCGGTGTCGCTCACATGGAAGGCGCGCCGAGCCGCCCCGAACCGGCCACCATCTCGCCCTGCGCGATCGTGGATCTCGGAGCCATCCGCGCCGCGCGTGCTGACGGGGCGGTGCGGCTGTGAACGCCATCACCATCACCGCAGCCTCGCTGCATCGCGCGCTGACCGAGGTCGAGGCCACGGGCCGCATCCAAGGCACCGCCGCCTATGCCGGTGGAATCGCCGCCCTGCGCGCGTTGTTCGGCCCGAACAGCGCTGAACCGGAACCGCCGATCCGGCAGATGCCCATCGAATGGTCGGCCTTGCTTCAGCCGACGCTGCCGCCTTTCGTTCCCGTGCAGCCGCAGGGTCACATGTCGCGCGGCCCCGCCCCGACCCTCGCACAGGAAGAAGCCCAGCCCGCGCACGCGGACTCGCTGCCCAGCGCCGACCCGCCCATCGACATTCCCCCCCTGCCCGCCGGCCCAGGAAACGCGAGTGACTTCGCGCTGGCCTCCCCGGCAGCAGAGGCAGCGGCGCAGCCCTTGGCGCCCGCACCTGCCCCTCCGCCGGTCCTGGCGACGGAGGGGATTTCTCCCTCACCCGAGGCCGACCATGCCCCCCCCGGTAAGGTCCGCGAGCCGGCACTGCTGCATCCGATGCGCGAGGCCGCCTTCCGCGCGGCATGGTCTGATCCGACTGTCACCAATGCCGTCATCCGCGCGCGGCTGAACGCCACGCCAGGCCGGGAGATCAAGAACGATCCGGCGCTGTATCGCATCGCTGCCTCCCTCAACCTGCCGAAGCGCAGCGACCTGTTCACTCGCGCGCCTGGCACAGCCGAAGCCCCAGCCAACAACCCCGAGATCACCTCGCCTTCCGAGTCCGCCGAGGCGGAGCCTGAGGCCGCATCGTTGCCGCCGATGGCGGAAGCGACGCCCGACCCGATCCGGCGCCCGTCCGGCCTCAGCGCGGATGACCTGGCCGAGGGCGACCGGAACATTCGCGCCGGGTGGACCGTGGCCCAGATGGTCGACTGGTTCGGCATCACGTCCCCGGAAGCCGCAGCATGGCATGCCGGGCTCCGCGCGATGGACGAACTTTTGAAGCCTGCGGCGGAGAGCGTCGTCGCCGACGATGAACCCGACGACGCGCCGGACACCGCGTCCGAGGTCGACGAAGGCGCCGCCGTTGAGGCCTCCGGGATGGCAGCACCAGCGACGGCAGAGACGATCGCCGCCCCCATTGCTCTGTCCTTCCCCGAGGACGCGCAAGGCCGCGAGATCTGGGAAGCCTTCGACAGCGGCATGAGCGTGCGCGACGTCGGCGCCGACTTCGGCATCCGGCTCTCCACCCTCACCAACACGCACGCGCTCTGGCAGCTCACGCGGCGGAAGGAGTTGGCATCATGAACGACACACCGGTCTACCCCGCCGGCGACTTCGCCATCGTGGAACTGTTCGGTCACACAACGCTGATCGGGCGCATCGCGGAGGTCGAAAGGTTCGGCGCCAAGATGATGGCGCTGGAACCCCTCTTCGCCAATGAACTGCTCCCAGCGGTGTTCCACGGCGGCGCGTCCATCTATCGCCTGACGCCGTGCACCGCCGAGGTCGCGTTCGCACGGCAGCCGCGCGAGGCATGGCAACTGCCGGCGCCGATCCGCTGCATCGTACCGGCGGGGCTTCTGCCAGCGCCGGAGCCGCGTGGCGATATCGGCGCCGACGAGGATGAGGAAGACGTCATCGGCCCGGATGGGTTCCCGCTGTGAACGCCCCCCTCCCCGCCGCGACGCTTCTCATGCTCGCGCTCGACAGCCTCGGCACCAACGGCCCCTACCAGCAGCGCCGCACCCCCGCCTCCGCCGAGGCCGATGCCGGGCTGGTCGAGAGCATCCGCATCATGGGCGTGCTGCAGCCCATCCTGGTCCGCTGGGATGACGAGGCGCGGCAGCACCAGGTGGTGGACGGGCACCGCCGCGTCACCGCCGCGCGCGCGGCCGGCTTCGAGACCATTCGCGCCCTGCCGGTCGAAACCGATGAACGCACGAGCCTCGCCGCCGGCGTCGCCGCCAACCTGCAGCGCGCGGCGCTGGCGCCGGTCGACCAGTGGCGTGCGCTGGTGCACCTGCAGGAAATGGGCTGGACGCTGGACGGCGCGGCCGGCGCGCTGGGCATCGCGAAGCGCACCGCCAAGCAGCTCGACAAGCTCGGTCGGCTGCACCCTTCCATGCTGTCGGCGATCGAGCAGCACGACATGCCGGAGGAGGAGGAAATCGCCATCATCGCCGGCGCGCCGATCGAGGTGCAGGAAGCGGCGCTGAAGAACCCCAACGCCTGGGATGATGACTACAGCGAGGACGGCACCGGCACAGTGATGAAGGTGCCGAACTGGTATGACATCGCGGGCCTGTGCCGCGTGCGGCGCATCCCGCAATCGCGCGCGATCTTCGACGTCGAGAAGGCCGACGAGATCCGCTGGGACGAAGACATGTTCGCCCAGCCCGACGACGCCGACCGGTTCACCACCACTGACATCGAGGGCTTCATTGCCGCGCAGAATGCGGCGCTGGTGTCGCGCGCGAAGCGCGGCAAGCTGCGCGCGGTGGAATGGGACGCGAAGGAGAACGCGCCCCGACTGCCGGCGGGCTGGAAGCGGTGCTTCGATATCAAGACACCGGGCGCGATGCGCTTCGCCGCGGTGAACCCGGGCGGCTACAGCCTCGGCGTCATCGTTGAACTCTACGCGGTGCCGCCGCCCGAGCCGGCCGGCGGCGCGAAAGCTGCGGCGGGATCGTCCACCACGGCGCCCAAGAAAATCACCGCCCGCAGCCAGGCCGTTGACGACACCGCGCCGGACGATGCGGAACTAGTCCACCCCGATGGCGGCGACGATGCCGAGGACGAGGGCGACGATTTCGAGGCCGCCCCCGCGCCGGCAGCGAAGCCAGGTCGCGGCCCGCTGACGGAGAAGGGCCGCATCCTGGTCGCCCAGGCGAAGACCACGGCCATCCGCTGCGCGCTGCGCGACCGGCGCGACCACACGCCCGGCGACCTGCTGATGGTGCTGGTGCTCGCCCTGTGCGGCGACAATGTCGACGTGCGCGGCGACCCGGCCAGCAAATACACCCGCACCAGCTTCGTCGACCTGGCCGCGCGCATGGTTGCGAAAGACGGCACCGTGGATCCTGACCTTGGCCTTGGCGCCGTCATGGCGATCGCCGCCGAGGCCGCCGCGCGCATGATCGTCTGCGCCCCGACTGGCGCCTTCGGCAACACAAGCGGCGCGGCCGCGGAGTGGATCGGCGCGGCGCTGCGCGCCGATCGCGACATGCCGCGGCTCGACACGCCGGAGATCCTCGCGACCGCGACCGGCGACACGCTGCGCGCCGTCGCGCGCGAGGCGGGCTTGCCGGTTGGTGGCAGCAGCAAGGCGCTGCGCGACCGCCTGGCCGGGCACGCGGAGACGATGGAACTGCCCGGCAGCACCCTCACCGCACCAGGCCCACCGCGCGCGAAGGCGGTGCCGAAAGGGCATGTCGGGCCGTTCCCCTGCGCGGGGTGCAGCGACGCGGAGGCCTGCATCCGGGACGTGGTTTGCATCAGGACGGAGGACGGCAACGGTGAATGACCAGGAACAGCTGTCGATGGCGGAACAGGGACCGCCGGTCATCATGGTCGAGCGCGGCGCTATGATCCGCCTGCTGTCGCGGTCCCTGACGCTCGCGAAGCTTGAGGGGGCAACCGGGCTGGATCCGGCCGGAGGCGCACCGTCGCTCGAGTGCATGCTTGCCGAGATCGGCATCGAGGTCGCGCGTGCCGAAACGCTCTGGCCGCCGATCCATTCGGCGCATGAGGGCTACGCCGTCATCCTCGAGGAGTTCGACGAGCTCAAGGAACACGTCTGGGCCAACCAGAAGCGGCGCGACGTGGTCGCGATGCGGAAGGAGGCGGTGCAGCTCGCCGCGATGGCGGTGCGCTTCCTGCGGGATGTGTGCGATGGCGGGAGGGAGCGGGCGTGACCGTCATCGACGAGATCGCGGCCGAGCGCCGCCGGCAGATCGAGGGCGAAGGATGGTCGCCAGAGCGAGACGATTCCGTGCAGTCGGATGGTCAACTCGCCGCGGCGGCCGGGTGTTACGCGCTGCACGCGGCCGGCATCAGGCTTATGGCACATGCGCCACGCGCGCCGAGGAATTGGCCATGGCACCCGTCTTGGTGGAAACCCAAAGACCGGCGTCACGACCTGATCCGCGCCGCCGCGTTGATCGTCGCCGAGATCGAGCGTCTCGATCGCGCGATGGCGAAGTGCGATTCCGATGCTCGCTGACCGGGAAGACGACCTCACCCCGCGCGAACTCGCCATGATCGCGGCCGGCAAGCAGAAGGCCGAGAACACGCTGACCGGGCGAAGCCTGCTCTACGCGACGGCCGGCGGGGCGCTGGTCGGCGCGCTGCTGTCGCGGTTGCTGGCGACCTGGGGCATCGTGTGATGGGCGCCGACAGCAAGATCGAATGGGCCGCCCCCGCCCTACAGCAGCCGCGCAGCCGCCACGTCGTGCGCCAGATCGTCCCAGACCAGGTGCGGCGGATGCGGACTGCCCACCAGCACCCCGTGCTGGCTCAGCCATCGGATCATGTAGTCGCAGATGTCGGGATGCAGCGTCGCCCTATCGATCAGATCATCCCAGGGCATCCCCATGCCCTCCGTCTCGAGCAGGGCATAGAGCTCGCCGTCACTGATCTGGAACAGCTCGCCCTCGGGCCCGATGGGGAGGATTTCGATCTTGTCGATTTGCATGTTTCGCCTCCACGCACGTCAGGGTGTGATTTTACCCTTTCGCTGCGCGGCATGGATGCACGAATGGGCGAGTGCGCGGCCGGTTTGATCCAGGTTAATGACGATGCCTGACGCCCCGCGCCGCATCCAACTCCGCCGCACCAAAGGCTGGCGCATGCCCGAAGGCGCGGTCTCCGTCGCCCGCCCCACGAAATGGGGCAACCGCTGCCGCGTGGAGCACGTCCAGGGCATCGGCTGGTGCTGCACCGACGTCAGCACCGGCACATCCACCACCGCAGCCGGCCCGAGGGAGGCGCACGCCATGGCCGTCGAGCGGCACCGCGCCGACGTGATGGCGCAGCCGGACCTGGTCGTCGCCGCCAAGCGCGAGCTGCGCGGCAAAGACCTCGGGTGCTGGTGCCCCGAAAGCATGCCGTGCCACGCGGATGTGTGGCTGGAGGTGGCGAATGGGTGATGACCTCCCCACGATGGCCCTCTCGATCAAGCAGCCCTGGGCATGGTTGATCGTCGCTGGCCACAAGGACGTCGAGAACCGCACCTGGTTCACGAATTATCGCGGCCCGGTGCTGATCCATGCCGGCAAGCGCTTCGACTTCGACCCATACCAGCAATGGGCCTGGCCGGAGATCGAGCGGCCGGCGGCCTTCGATCTCGGCGGCATCGTCGGGCGAGCTGACATCATCGATTGCTGCCGCGACTGTCTGTCGCCTTGGTTCGACGGGCCCTACGGCTTCAGGCTCGACAACATGCGCCCGCTGCCATTCCGGCCTTGCCCCGGGAAGCTGGGGTTCTTCCGACCTGACTTCAGCCCGCCCTCCACTAGCCCAAAGCCGCGCCCGGCACCGGCGCGCGCGGACAAGCCTCAAGGGAAGCTGTTCTGATGGCTGAACCCGCCCGTCACTTCACCGTTGCCACCCTGGCTGATCACTGGCAGGTCAGCACAACCCACATCTACGCCCTGATCCAGGCGGGGCGGCTGGGGCATATCCGCCTCGGCTCGGCCATCCGCATCCGTCAGCAGGACGTTGAAGCATTCGAGGCCCAGGCATGGCGCGCCCCAAGCTCGACCGCCCCCGATTCCGCCTCGCCCGCCGCAGCGGTCGTTATTCCATCGAGTTTTGGTGGGAAGGGCGCGCGCACCGCGTTTCAACGGGCGCAGAGGATGAGCGCGAGGCGCGCGTAGCGCTCGCGGCCTTCGAGGCAGGATGGGGAAAAGTCCCGCCTCCGGAGGCCCCATCGATCGGGGCCATTCTCGATGCATACGAAGCCGACCGCATCGCCAACACCGAGCGCCCGCTGCATGCGCCGGGCACCATGAAGGCGTGCATCGCCGCGCTCCGCCGCCATATGGGCGATCTGCCACCAGATCTGCTGACCAAGCCGCGCTGCCGCGCCTACGCGCAGCAGCGCCGGCAGGAAGGCTATGAGGTTGGCCCAAGGGCAGCGCGCCGCACCAAGCCCGTCGCCGCCGGCACCATCATCCGTGAGTTGGTGACCCTGCGTGCAGCGTTCAAATGGGCGGCCGATGAGAAGTGGCTGGCGGTCGCGCCCTTTGTCGAGATCCCGCAGGCTCCGCAATCGCGTGACCGATGGCTGACGCGTGAGGAAGCCGTGCGCCTGGTCGAGGCGTGCGGTGACTTCCATGTCCGGCTGTTCGTGCTGCTCGGACTGCACACCGCCGCCCGGTCGGCCGCCATCCTGGGGCTGAGCTGGGCCGATGTGGATCTGGACGCCGGCCGGCTCTCCTACGGGACCGGGCGCGGCAACAAGGGCCGGGCCCGCGACGTGCCGATCAATCCCGAATTGATGGCGCACCTGCAGGCGGCGAACCAGCTGGCGCAGTCCGACTATGTCGTGGAGTTCGCCGGACACCAGGTGAAGTCGGTGAAGACTGGTTTCCGTGCTGCCTGCAAACGAGCCGGCCTGGTCGGCGTCACGCCGCACACGCTACGCCACACCGCCGCGACATGGGCGGCGCAGGCACGAGTGCCAATGTGGGAGATCGCGGGCCTGTTGGGGCATAGCGACGTGCGCATGGTGGAATCGGTCTACGGCCATCACTCGCCGGACCATTTGCGCGAAGCGGCGGGCGCAGTTGGGCGGGTTTCCGCTCCGATTGGAGAGGTAACTATTAGGGTGAAGAAGCAGAAAATCGTTTGA